ATTTGTGCTTTCTGTTCCGAATGCTCTTTATCGACAACTTCCATATCAACATGATTCTCAAAAAGATGTCTTTTATGAAGTCGTTCATCCTGACCACAAGTGTTGGTATTCTCCATACACAATATGTTTCCTTATTGAAGAAACAGCAAAGTGGAAAATTGAAGACGTTTACCTAATGCACAATCAAAGCCAAGTTGTCCTTGTAGGCAAAAAGTCTTGCTGATAACGGGTTGTTCTGGTCTTTTAGGAGAAGAAATTCTTCGTAATTCTCCTTCATCTATTGGAGCAAATTCTAGAGACTGCAATCTTCTATCTCCTTATCCTTGCGATTCTTTCTTCTATCAGATAAAGAAGGCTGCCGAAGCATCTGGAAGTGAAATTGATACTGTGATTCATTGCGCAGCAAAGGTTGGAGGCGTGAAGGCAAACACTGATTTTGTAGCAGACTTCTTCGATGACAACATTCGAATGAATATGAACGTCCTTGAAGGCTGCAAGAGAGCTGGTGTGAAGCTTGTTTCTGTTCTTTCTACGTGCGTGTATCCAGATTCTCCATATGTGAAATACCCTCTAACAGAAGACCAGCTCCATATGGGTCCACCTCACCACTCGAATTTTGGATATGCTTATGCAAAGAGGATGCTTGAAGTCCAGAGTAGAGCATATCGTCAACAGTTTGGATGTAACTTCATCTCAGTCATTCCAAACAATTTATATGGGCTGAATGACAACTACCATCTTGAAAGTGGCCATGTTATTCCAGCGTTGATTAGAAAATTTTATGTGGCGACTTTGCAAAAAGAAGAGTCTGTAACTGTCTGGGGCAGCGGTCGACCACTTCGAGAGTTCACATTTGCAAGGGATGCTGCAAAGATAATTCTGTGGCTTGCAGAGAATTATAATGGTGAGCCTCCTGTCAACATCGGAAATCCTGAGCAAGTTTCAATCTCTGATTTAGCTCAAATAATTTCTGAAGAGGTTGGATTTAGTGGGAAAGTTATCTTCGACAGCACCAAGCCAGACGGTCAGTTTCAGAAGCCATCTTCTAATCAAAAGCTTAGAGATTTAGGATGGAATGGAAATTACACACCTCTAAGAGAAGGACTGAGAGAGACAATAAAGTTCTTTGAGGAGAATTACCCAAACGTCAGAGGAGTATAATATCAATATGAAAACAGCACTAATCACTGGCGTCACGGGTCAAGATGGAAGCTATCTTGCTGAACTTCTCCTCAGTAAGGGTTATCAAGTTATCGGTATGAAGCGCAGGACTTCTATCATTTCGACTTCAAGAATAGACCACATTCTTAATCATCCAAATTTTAAGCTTGAATATGGTTCGATGGATGATACTGGGAGCTTTTACCGACTCCTATCTAATACCAAGTTTGATGAAGTCTATAACCTTGCTGCTCAGTCGCATGTCAAGGTTTCTTTCGATGTTCCGGAAGAGGCTGCACAGGTCGATGCTATAGGGCCACTTCGACTCCTTGAGTGTATCAGAAATATCAGCCCTTGGACAAAATTCTATCAAGCTTCTTCATCTGAGATGTTTGGAGACAATCCTGAAGTTCCACAGGGCGAAGATACAAAGCTACAACCAGCCTCACCCTATGCATGCTCAAAGGTCTTCTCACATTTCTTGACTAGAAACTACAGAGTATCTTACAACCTTCACGCCTCTTCTGGTATTCTTTTCAATCATGAGAGCCCCCGCCGTGGGGAGACATTTGTTACAAGAAAGATTACTCTAGGCGCTGCAAGAATCAAGCTTGGACTCCAGAGTCATCTGGAACTTGGAAATCTTGATGCAAAGAGGGATTGGGGATTTGCAGGAGATTATGTTGAAGCTATGTGGATGATGCTCCAACAAGAATTCCCAGATGACTATGTTATTGCAACTGGAGATTCAAGGTCTGTAAGAGAATTTTTGGAAGAGACATTCAGGCTAGCAGGTCTCTCTGTTTCTGAGAAGATGAAAGTTAATGATAGACTGAAGAGACCTCATGAGGTTCCTTATCTTCTTGGAGATGCATCGAAGGCTAATAAAGCTCTTGGATGGAAACCAAAAGTTAATTTTCAGCAGCTTGTTGAGATGATGTATGAAGCTGACCTAAAGCATGTCAAGGATAATGAGCTATGATTGGTGTTATTGGCCAGGGTTTTGTTGGCGGATCTCTCACGACGGTATTCACTGAAAGGGGAGAAAAAGTTGTTGTCTTTGACAAAGCTGGAAAAGTTGCGTCCGGCGGCCTGAACACTTTTGAAAGACTGAATGCTGACGGAGTCACAGAAGCTTTTCAGCCTTCTAGCATTTTTGAATTTGTACAGTCCTGTGAGCTCTCAAGGGGTTTTTCAGGAGTCTTCTTTGTCTGTGTTCCAACTCCTATGAAGCAGGACGGTTCTGCTGATACTTCTATCGTCCAATCCGTTCTTGAGGATATTGCTGCTGTCCCAGATAATTGGGAGAGCCCGAATAGAATAGCAGTCGTGAAGTCTACGATACCGCCAGGAACTACAGAGAAGTGGAATCAAGACTTTGAATCGAGAGGTTTTTCTCTCAGAGTTGTTTTCAATCCTGAGTTCCTGACTGAGGCTAATGCTGTCCAAGATATGAGGAATCAAAATAGAATCATCCTCGGAGGGCCACGTCCATACATTAACACTGTGAAGCAAATCTTTCAGAAGGCTTTTCCACAGGTTCCAATTGTAAAGACAAGTTCTACCACAGCAGAGATGGTAAAGTATGCCACAAACTGCTTTCTGGCTGTGAAGGTCTCTTTTGCTAATGAACTCTCTCAGATTTGTGAAGTCCTCGATGAGAAGGGTCTCAATATCGACTATGACAAGGTGGTAGAGTATGCTAAGCTTGACAAGAGGCTTGGAGATAGTCACTGGTCTGTCCCTGGTCCTGTTCCAACTCACGATGGAAGATTTGTTAGAGGCTTCGGAGGCCACTGTTTTCCTAAGGACCTCAATGCTCTCTCCAGCATTGCAAGAGAGAACGGCGTAAAGCCGACAGTTATGGAAGCTGCTTGGGAGAAGAATCTTGAAGTAAGAGGTCCCGACGACAGAGATTGGGAGAAGATGAAGGGACGCGCGGTGGCGGATGAATCATGATAGAGGATTAATAGCAGGCTCTTTTGATATTCTCCATCCAGGATATGTCAGAATGCTCCGCGAGGCAAAGGAGAAAGCCTGTTCTCACCTCATAATTGCTCTTCAAGATGATCCAACACTGGATCGGCCTAACAAGTTGAGGCCTGTTCAATCTTGGGAAGACAGGAAAGAAATACTTGAATCTATTAAGTGGATTGATGAGATTTGGCGTTATTCAACTGAAAATGACCTCTTTAATCTCATAGGAAACAATAGAAATAACATAGATGTCAGGATTTTAGGATCTGACTACATCGGTAGAAGCTTCACGGGAGACGAATTTCAAATCCCTGTCTACTACTGCGAGAGAAATCATGAATATTCCACCACTTCTCTCAAGAGAGCAATAGCAAATTCTATCAAGTCTTGAAAAGGAGTTAGAATAGTATTCAGAGGAAATTTGAATGCTACTACCTACAGGCAAGCCGCACGTATCTTTTTCTGAGGTCAAGACTTGGACCGAATGCGGCTATCGCCACAAGCTCAGCTACATTGATAAGATTGAGATCCCTTCTGAGAAGATCCATGCTGACTTTGGCACAATCCTTCATAATACAATCGAGAGCTTCCTCAAGACAAAGAGCATGAATGCTCAGACAGCCCTTGATGAGATTGATCGGGTCTGGTCTCAGAAGGGATACAAGAAGCCTGATACATGGAAGGGTTGGGCATCAAATATCCTTGCTGAAGTCCCGGATTGGCTGGAAAAAGAGTTTCCAGGATGGAGCTACATTGGAGCAGAGTTTGAGCTCTATGAGAATATTCCTGAAGAGGAATATGTGAAATTCAAGGGCTTTGTTGATTGTCTCATATCTGCACCTGGATTCAGGGGCAAGGATAAAGTCTGGATTATTGACTGGAAGACTGGTCCTGCTTATGGTTGGAGGCGCGAGAAGAAGGAAGATCCAATGGTCCTATCTCAGCTTTACCTCTACAAGGACTTCCTAATGCGTAAGCTTGATATCGAGAAGAGCTCTGATGTCGGAGTTGCTTTTGTTGTCCTCAAGAAGGGAGCAAAGCCTGGAAATTGCATCGACCGTGTCGATGTTTCAGCTGGCCCCAAGAAGCTTGAAGAGTCACGAAAGCTCTTGAAGAACATGATCTCTGGCGTCAAGAATGGAAAATTCATCAAGAACAAATATGCTTGTGAATGGTGCGATTTTGCAAAGAGCGGCCACTGTAAGAGATAGATATTTTACTTATTGAGTGTTTTGGATGATTATTTTCTCAAGGAGAATGCTTGAGCAAAAAGAAGATTCTGGTTCTGTCTGATCACGCTCTATCGACTTCTGGAGTTGGAAATCAGACAAGACATCTAATCAACGGTCTCATCGCCAAGGGTGGATACACCTTTCGCCAATTTGGAGCCGCAATAAAACACTCAAATTACGACACAATAGTCGTAAATGAAGACTTTATTATCAAGCCAATTGACGGCTTTGGAAATAGAGATCTCATTCGGGTAACTCTGGCAGTTGAGAAGCCAGATATTCTTCTAATCTTTACTGATCCAAGATTTTTTACTTGGCTTTTTGAGATGGAAGATGAGATACATCAAATATGCCCAATCGCTTGGTGGCATGTTTGGGACAACTATCCCACTCCAGAGTTTAATCGTCCCTACTACGAGGGAACTGATCTGATTAACTGCCACTCTTATCTCAGTTACGAGATTGTGAGCGGCATGTTTCCGGAAAAGACTAATTTCATTCCTCACTCAATACCTCCAAATACTTTCTACAAGTTGCCGAAGTATCTCAAGGACCTTAACAGGGAAAAAATTCTTGGAACTGGAAGAAAAGATCACTTTGTAGGACTATGGGTGAATAGGAATGCCCGACGCAAGAGACCTTCTGATGTGGTAGAATCTTGGTCTATTTTCTTGAACGATCTTGAAAAGAAGCACGGTCATAGAAATGCCACTCTAATTATGCATACGGATCCTACAGATCAAGAAGGTCCAAATCTTGTTGCTGTATCATCTCATCTTGGCGTTTCACAGAACGTCCTCTTCTCCAAAGAGCGCCTTGATTATGAAAAGATGAATGTTCTTCACAATATCTCTGATTTTTGTGTCAATATTTCCTACGCAGAAGGATTTGGTCTTTCAACTCTGGAATCCATGATGGTTGGAAATCCAATAGTTGCTATCAAGACTGGAGGTCTAACTCGACAGGTCGTAGATCATAGGGACGGAACAGAAAATGGAATTGCCCTCCCTGTTGAGTTGAAGTCTCTTGTCGGTTCCCAGCATGTTCCATACATCTACGAAGACTATGTTTCATCTGAGACCGTAGCTGCTTCCTTCATGAAGCTCTATGATATGGGCCCAGAAGGAAGAGAGGCGCTTGGTAATAAGGCTAAGAGCTACGCAGATTCGGAGTTCAGCTATCAAAAGACGATAGACGAATGGGATAGAACTCTAAATGAGCTTCACGAGAATTGGAAGAACAACAGAAAGAATTCTTGGAAGGTGAATTCAATATGAAGAAAGTAGTAATCAAGGGCCCTCTCCTCTCTAAGTCTGGATATGGAACCCATGCTCGTCAAGTTTTTAAGTGGCTATTGAACAGGGGCAACCAAATTGTCTGCGATGTCACTCCGTGGGGAATCACGCCATGGCACATAGACCCATCTTCTCTTGATGGTTTGGTCGGAGAGGTCATGAAGAGAACTTCTCCTAACCTCGACGGAGTTGAAGCCAGCATTCAGATTCAGCTTCCGAATGAGTGGAATCCAAATCTTTCCCAAGTGAACATCGGGGTTACAGCTGGAATAGAGACTGACAAGGCCATCCCTGCTTGGGGAGAAGCTTGCAATCGAATGACAAGAGTTATCGTGCCATCTAATTTTTCTAAGTCTGGACTGGTGGCTGCCGGAGCGGCCCCAGAAAAGATTATTGTAGTCCCAGAGTCATTTTCTGAGTCAATTCAGAAGGGACAGAATGGCCCATCCGTTGAATTGAATCTCGATGATGTGTATACCCCATTCAACTTCCTCATGTTTGGTCAGATAACCTCTCGTGACCCAGAGACTGATAGAAAGAACATACTCTACACTGTCAAGTGGTTTTGCGAGGAATTCTCTGGAGACAAGAATGTCGGACTAATCATAAAGTCGAATCTTGGAACAAACTGTGTGTTTCACAGGCATCAGCTAAGGGACTTCTTTACCATGCTTGTGAAGGAAGTTAGAAAGGGAGATTTCCCGAGAATTCATCTTCTTAATGGAGACATGACTGACATCGAGTGCGCCGCTCTTCTGAAGCATCCAAAGGTCTCTGCGATGATTTCATTTACCCGAGGAGAGGGTTGGGGCCTTCCACTGATAGACGCAGCAGCTTCTGGTCTTCCCATCATTGCGACTGGCTGGTCTGGACACATGGATTTTCTGGGAATTGGGAAGTTCAGCAAGGTGTCTCATGAGCTCGTGAAGATTAATCACGAAAAGATGGACAAGAATCTATTCTTGGAGGGTTCTCGTTGGGCAAATCCAAATGAAGCAGATGCAAAGAAGAGGATGAGGAAGATGTTTGAATCTCCAAATCCTCCAAAAGAGTGGGCCATTGAGCTCCAGAACAAAGTTCATGAAAAGTTCTCTTTTGATAGCGTTGCAAATGTCTATGAAACCAACTTAGGTGGAATGCTGTGAATTTATTCCTCTCTTCAGTTATCTTCTTTGAGACATTTTTCCTATTTTTAAGCTCTTACTATCTCTACAAGTGGGGAAAAATTCTCATCAATTTAGAAGATTCAATTGAAGACTGTATTGATGCACTTGATGAAAGGCAAGATTCTATCGACAAGGTCTTGAAGATACCTCTTTTTTACGACTCACCAGAAATTAGAAAGGTTCATGAAGATATTAAAGCTTCTCGAGATGCAATACTCAAAGTCGCCTACATAGTTAGTCGGGTTGAAGAAGTTGAAGAAGCTCAATCTGACAAAAAGGAATAGCGACTCATGTCATTCATTGAAGGCAGAAAGAAGATTTCGAAGTCTAAGACAAAAAAGGACCCATATTTCGGCCCAGATGTCCAGAGCGCTATTCAAGAATTTCTGGATGAATCTCGTGAAGATAAGAGAAATGAAATATTTGTCGCAAGAGTCTCACCTGCTTTTCATAAGCTGGTCGAGAGCCTAATCTACGTCTACAAGTTCATCCAGCCAAATGAAAGTATTGAAGACGTAAAGACTGAGTGCGTAAGCTACCTCTATGAGAGCTTGAGAAAGTTTGACCCCCTGAGGGGAACTAAGGCTTTTTCTTATTTCAATGTTGTTGCAAGAAATTGGTTGATAGTCCATTCAAAGAAAGCTAAGAGAAATAAGAGCTCTCTTGTGTCGCTTGACCAGTTCCAGAATCTCTCCAAGAGAGATAGGACTGCAATAGTCTATCACTCCGTTGTGGAATCTCCTGACGATGCCATATCAAGCGTCCAACTCCGTGCTGAAATCAGAGAAGTTCTTTGCGATGTTAAGAAGCGACTCATAGACCCAAAAGAAATCTGCTGCATGCAGGCAATCATAACAATCTATGATTCAGTTGACGAAATAGACATTCTCCATAAGAGAGCTGTTTTCTTCTACATAAGAGATATTAGCGGCTTGAACTCTAAGGAAGTTTCCTCTTCTCTTTCTAATATCAGGAGACACTACAGGGAAGTTGCAAGGGAGCATAGAAAATAATGGCATCTAAATCAAATATCGAAAAAGCTCTTGACAAAGCTCTGGATGACAAGAAGAAGATAGATGACTTTGCTGACCTCATTGATTCAATAGAGAGCATTGACGATAAGAGAAAATTCCTCTGGAAGGAAATTTTTCAAAATGCAATGAGTGACCGCCAGCATGCTTACATGCTTTTCTTTGACCTCTACAAGTCTTGGGGTTCCACAGCAATCGAGCACAATACTTCTGGTGCCGTCCTCGTGAAGTATCTCGAGAGGATGAGCAAGGCCAATGAGCAGCTATTGAAGCTTGCAGATATTATTAGGACATCTTCGGAGGAGGCAAAGCTCACTCCAGATGAAATCTTCGATAAGATTTCAAGCGGAGATTAAAGTGGCAAATAAGCCAAATATTGGAAACATATTTTCCAATTCTGAAGCAAGAAGGGAAATACTAAATCCTCGTGAGCAGCAGTCTTTTATTGAGAAGGCTGTTGTTTCTTACGTTTTTACGGACCAAACTACTTCTTCTGATTATTCGAAACAGTTGAGCTCGATTTCTCAGACTTTAGACCCCGCACGAATACCAAGAAACAGCCTCATCGTAAGAAGGGTCTCTAAAGGACTTGATTCTATCGGAAGCTCAGCTGCATTAGCATATCCAATGTTCTCCTCTCATCTCTCCATGCCAGTAAAAGTTGGAGAGATGGTTTGGATGATTTTTGATAGAGATTTAAAGAATGTTGGTTATTGGCTCTCAAGAGTTCATGGTGATGAATTCTGCGAAGATGTGAATTATTCCCATTATGATAGAATCTACAAGCCTACCGTAGTTCCTTCAAGTAGCCCCGGAACTGCAAATAAGGCTCTTGGAATTCCAAAGCAAGGAGAATACCCTCCAGAAGACGATTTTCCAAACTTCTCTTTGTCTCAGAATTCAGACTATGAATCTATGTTTAGAACTTCCAGTTCAAGAATAAACTTGGAGCCTGTTCCAAGATATTCGAAGAAGCCTGGAGATTTTTTAATTCAAGGCTCTAACAACACGTTGATATCCCTTACAACAGATAGAGGTTGGGATTCTTCAACTGTTCCATCTACAAGAAGCAATGCTTACAGTGTTTCTCCATCTTTTTCTGGCACCATTGATATTGTTGCTGGCCGTTCTCGTTGGATATCAAAGGGAAATTCTGGAAGGACAATTCCTCCTTCAAGGGTGAACACTAGAGGATTTTCAGAGGTAAATAAAGACCCAAGAATTCTTGCAGCAAGCGGCTCTGTCACTAATCCAAATGAGGGAGACCCCGATTTTCTTGAAGATGCTTCAAGAATTTATGTCTCCATGTCAACTGAGATAGACAGAAAATTTATGGTCTTTGAAGGGCAAGACCAGAAGCCAACTGTCCCGGGAGAGTTTCAGGCAAGGTTAGTAAGCGGCTCCGCTGGCGTTGCAATTAAATCTGACCAGATAAGATTGGTCGCCAGGCAAGATGAAGTAAATGGAATCAATGGAAGCATACACATCTTAAAAGAAGGTGAAATTTCATCTGAGGGTGACCACGCTTGCATCTCTCTGCTTGAAGACGGAAGTGTTCTTGTTGCTGGAAGAAGGCTCTATTTTGGCAGGTCTTTTCCAGACGGTGGTCTTGGAGATGGCCCTGCTGATTCTCCAAGCGGAGCTCAGCCCTACATCAAGTATCAACAGCTTGAAAATCTTCTCACAAAAATCATAAACGACGTTCAGAATTTTTGTGACACACTTTCTACACATACCACTCCTGGTTATGGAGCTCCTTCTGTTCAAATTAATCAAGCCGCGGCGGCTTTGAAATCTGCAATAGAAGTAAGAAAGTCTGAAATACAGAGCATAAAATCTACAAGAATTTTTGGAGAATAAGTGCCAATATCTACAGTTCCATCAGAGCTTACAAAGCTTAAAGATGCGATAAAGAAGGCTTTTGATAATGCCCAGCAGAGCGGTTCTGCCACGGGAGCAGAGCCAGATTTGATAACTCAAAATCTTGCAGTTGAAATATCAAATGCCGTGGATGTCTACGTGAAGACAATAATTGTCACGGGAAACGTGGTTGGAACTACTTCTCCAACTCAAGAAGCAGTAACTGGAACTTTTACATCCTGAGCTTTCATTAAGCAAACTATTTATTGTCTTAGGAGGGCTAGCCTTTGGCAACAGCCAGAGTTTACAGCTTTAAATCATCTGGAGAGACGCCCTCTAAGGTAAGAGAGAGGAATTCTCAACAGGAAGTCTTACGCCCTCCAATAGGGATTAAGACGCCTCTTGAGCTTGGTTCTGGTGCAGATGGTCTCTTGAAGATGCATAGAGACTTTTTGACTACAATTTCAGATAATTTAAGAAATCTTCTTCTGACAAACAAGGGAGAGAGACTTCTTGATTATGATTTTGGAGCTAATCTAAAAGAGCTCTGCTTTGAGCTTGGAACTGATGAAGCAGATGCCGAGGCCATAGATAGGATAAGGACTTCTGTTGGAAGATACCTTCCTTATGTTAATTTAGAGACTTTTGAAACTTTTACTGAACCATCGATAGATAGAGGCGTGGCAAGAGTTGGAATTAGAATAACATACAAAGTTCCACAAGCTAGCCAAGAATTGAAAAAAATTGAAGTAATACTCTACTCAGTGAGCTAATAATGGCAGCAAGCAATAGAGAAAAGCCAATAAGAGGATATGTTGCTAAGGAGTTTAACGAACTCAGGAGCGACCTCCTCAGGTATGCAAGGACTTTCTTTCCTGATAAGATACAGGATTTTTCTGAATCTTCAGTAGGCGGGCTCATGCTCGACCTTGCTGCAGCAGTTGGAGACACTTCAACTTTCTATTTGGACCATCAATTTAGAGAGCTGAGCTGGAGCGATGCTGTTGAAATAGAAAACATCGAGAGGCTGATAACGAATAATGGCGTAAAGATTATCGGAGCAACACCGTCTAATGTGGATGTCACTATCTTCATAGAGGTTCCTGCTGTTGATAGCGCCGGCGTCAAGACGCCAGATACTTCAACTCTTCCAGTTGTTAGGGCAGGCTCTCTCTTTGAAGCAAGCAACACTGTTCCATTCACAACAATTCAAGACCTGGATTTTTCTGAGACGGACCAGTTTGGAAATCTCGTAGCAAAGATTATTGTTTCTGAGACTGACGACACGGGAGTCCCTCTTACTTTTATCCTTAGCAGAGAAGTTAAGGCTGTATCAGGAAAAATTTATACTGAAAGTTTTTCAATAAACTCAAGCTATGTTCCATTTAGAACAATAAATCTCTCAAATTCAAATGTGAGTGAAATACTTTCAGTAATTGATTCAGATGGAAATAACTACTATGAAGTTGAAAGCCTTACGCAAGACACTGTCTTCATAGGGACAAGAAACTACTCGCGTGATTCGGAAGATGTTGAACAAGTTTTGGAGCTCATTCCTGCTCCTCGCAGGTTTGTTCATAGAGTCTCTCTTCAGACGAGAGGAAGCGCACTTCAGTTTGGTGGTGGTGATATTGGAACAACTGAAGACGACATATTCCCAGACCCATCCAAGCTTTCTCTTCCAACATTTGGAAGGGGAACTATTCCAAGATTCACGCTTGACCCCAACTCTCTTCTAAGAACCAACACTCTTGGAGTTTCTCCAAGCAATACTACTCTTATTGTAGTTTATCGAGCTGGTGGTGGAATAGACCACAATGTGAATGCAGGTTCGATAAGGACGATTAGAGAGCTCAACATAGAGTTTAAAAATGGTCCTTCACAGTCTCTGGCTTCCAGTGTTCGCTCAACTGTCGATATTAGAAATTCAATCGGGGCTGTAGGCGGAGCTCGTGCTCCTTCTATTGATGAACTTCGTGCAGCGGTTCCCGCGGCCAGAAATTCTCAAGGAAGGATTGTGACAAAATCTGACCTCATAGCAAGAGTTTATTCTCTTCCGAGCAAGTTTGGAAGGGTCTTCAGAGCTTCTGCAAGGTCAAATCCAAACAATCCACTCTCTACGCAGCTGGCTGTTCTTTCCCAAGATTCTTCTGGGAGGCTCATACAAGCCCCAGACACACTGAAGAAGAACATTCAGAGATATGTCAATGAATTTAGGCTCATCTCTGATGCAATAGATGTTGTCGATGCAAGAGTGATAAATTACGGTCTTGTCATTGGGGTCATTCCAAATCCTGACACTAATCCTCTGGAAGTCATAAAGACTGTCCTGTCAAGGATTAAGACCCTTCTTAATATTAGAAATTTCCAAATAGACCAGGCAATTCAAACTGCCGAGATTATCAACTCCGTAATAACAACTCCTGGCGTTCTTTCTCTTACTAAACTTGAATTTCAGAGCCTAAGAGGCCTGATTGATTCAAGGCAGTATGCTGATACCTACTATGACTTTGAAGATAACAACCAGCGAGGTCTAATAGTCGCTCCGCCAGGTTCAATATTCGAATTAAGGTATCCTGATTTTGATATCGTAGTTACAACTGGATGATAAATGTTTGCAGTCATAACAGCTTCTTCTGACACATACATTACTGATAAGTTCATTGGAACTGAGAGAGCAGTCTCAGGAAATGTTGGACTTGCAGGAACTTTAGACCTTTTTAAGCTTTGGGATGAGTCGAATGTTGTAACAGGAACTTCTGAGCTCACAAGAGTCCTTTTGGGTTTTGACTGGGGTCGATTGCAGGAGATTACTTCTTCTACTTTGGACATCAATGACTTCAGAGCATATCTCAAGATGAAATCTGTCATAGGAGGACAGCCTGCTCCTACAGATTTCACCCTCAGCCTCTTCCCGTTGAGCTCAAGCTTCAGAGAGGGAATTGGAAGAGATGTTTCGACTTTTTCTCATATCGATGCAGCCAATTTCATTTCCAATTCAATTGGAGTACTTTGGAATGCTGAAGGAGCTAATGCTGGCGGCCTTCTTGGCTCTTCTGACATCGACTACATTGCATCTGGAAATTTCGGAGATGGTCTTGGCTTAAGAAGCTTTGAAGTAACTCAAAATTTCATTGATGGAAATGAAGACCTCGTGATGGATATCACAGACTTTGTTTCTGCTTCGATGGTCGGCCTCCTTCCATATCCAAACTTCAGGCTTTCTTTTACTGGGAGCCAAGAGACAGACGCAGTAACCTACTTTGTCAAAAGATTTGGATCCAGAAACGCTAAAAATTCACTCTTAAGGCCAAGAATTGAAGTCTATTGGGATGATAGCAGATTTGATAGCAGAGAAATAGCAAAATTCAATGTTTCTGGGACACTCTACATTAGAAACACAGTATTTGGTGAGAGGACAAATTTAGTATCTGGAAGTAGCCTCACTCCAATAACTGGCTCAAATTGCCTGTTGGTCAGATTTACTACCGGTTCTTATTCGAAGTATTTCACGGGCAGCCAAGATAGCCAGTCAGGATTTATTGGTGGAATTTACAGCGCACCATACATTTTTGCTTCTTCAGATTCTGGAGCAATAACTGGCTCTTTCACTCTTTCTGATGCTTTGCAAGCTTCAGGCTCAATAACTTTCGAAGAAGTGTGGACTTCTCTTGATGAGACTGTCGTATTTAAGAGCGGAACTTTTGAAGTCACTTCGCTTGAGCCAAGTGAAGACATCTTTGGAAATGATAGAGTTAGAATGACTTGTTCTGGTCCTTCGACAGCTCCGCCAAACACTCTCGTGTTGGTGAGGTGCAAATTCTTTGACCTTGCTCTTGAAGATTATTCATCAAAGTTTTCTATTGAAAGAAAACCAATCCCAGTCACTGGCCTCTACAGGGTCATTGATACTCAATCAAAGGAAGTCTACATTGATTTCAATCTAACTGGGAATTGGCTATCTGCAGACAGGAATGGAAATTACTTTGAATTCTACAGCGATTCAATTCCATATGGAAGACCAGTCCATTTTGAATTCAAAGTAAATTACAATGGAAAGAGCAGGATAATATCAGATGAAGGATACACCTTCACGTTAGGTTCTTGATGACTACCGTATTTAAAAGGGCAACTTCTAATGTTCTGAAGTCTGTCGGAGCTTCACCGTATTTTAGAGTTAGGTCTGTCGATATCGACAGCTCAATACCTCTTACGAGCTCTACAGATGCAACTCCAGGCGAAAGTTTACGCTCAACCCAGCAAATTCCTCTTGATTGGTCGAAATTTGAAAATCATACTTTCTTCAGCTCGGCTGAAGTTAATGTCAATGTTGCTTTTGACACAATCATCAATAGCTTTCCATTCGACGGAAATCAAAGAGAGATAAAAGACTTCAAAGACAACTTAACAGGGTTTGAAAAGTATGTCTATGACATATTTCCGAAGAATACTGGATATCTAAGATTCGAAAATTCCAACAAGATTCTTGTGAATGACATAAGGGGAGGTCTCATAACAGACCTATCAAAGGTAAAAGATGGTTCACCATCTCTTGACCCGGGTGCTGGCTCTCTCTCTTTTCAGTTCAAGATTTTTCTTCCAAGCGAGACAAATCAGAATATGACTATCTTTCAGAGGCTTTCTGGCTCTGATGGATATTCGCTCTTTGTTTCTAGCTCGGCATCGACAACTACAGCTTCAGTTTGTTTTTATGCAACTTCAGGAAGCGCGTCAATAGTCCTCTCTTCAAGCATCGATAAGGGCTCGTGGAAAGATGTCTGCGCTCAGTTCAATAGAAAGCCAGG